TGCCACGTTGGCGTTCCAGGGCGCGCGGTGGATCCGGTTGATCGGCAGCAGCTCGGCCTGATGCAGTTGGATGGTTCCGGTCTCGGACATCAGGACTCCAGCTTCGTGAGTAGGGAGTCGAGCTTGTAGGCGTCACGAGTCACGGACTCGGGCAGCACATGCAAGGAATCGACAAGGGTAATGAAGGCATCCCGAAACATCCGGGCGACCTGCATGCCGCGGGGACGCCCCTCGACGGCGATGACCACCGTCTCGAGGGCCGCGATGATCCGCTCGAGGAGTGGGAGGAGGGTTCCAACGTCTCGGCGCTCGGCAGCTCGCTGGAGCAGGCGCGCCACGTCGCGGAGGTCCATCGACGAGTAGAGGGCCTGGTCGAAACTGGTGTAGGGGGTCGCCCGCACGTTGACCTCGGCTAGCTCGACCGACTCCGCCACGCTCCACTTGAGGATGACCTTCGCCGCCGAGCTCACCGCCGAAAGCGGGACCAGCCGCAGGGGTGGGCCCAAGACACCTCGGGCGAAGACGGTACCGGGGAGTTGGCCTGGGCGGCTCGCAAGCGCAAGCTCCATCCACGCCACCTTCCCCTGGCCGGGGTCAACCTGCACGATGACGTAGGGGTAGTTCTCGTAGCCGAGGTGCTGCGCCACAACAGCCTGTCCCGAGCGAGCCGCTGCGACAACGAGATCGGCATAACCCTCCAGGTCTCCCGAGGACGCCTTTCGCATGAGCTCGCGCAACCTAGCGTCGGTCTCCTTGAGTTGGGCACTCTCAGCGACAGCGACGACCCTGGCGGGCTGAAACCTCTTACGGCCGGCGTCCCAGCTAAGGCCGAGGCGGGGTAGATGCTCCACCATCTTCGACCCTACGGTGATGTCATTCACCACCGCCTTGAAGGTGCCCACCCGCAGGATGACCTCATTCTGAGTCCAGTGGCGGAAGGTTCGCCGCAGCGAATCCGGTAGGAGGGTGAAGTCAATGACCACGTCCTTGGCCTGCACGCTGGCCTTGATTAGCAGGTTCACGTCCCCGCTTGCCATGCCTGCGCCAAACTCCCTCGCGATGGTCGCCGCCGTACTCCACGAGGAGGTCTTGCCTCGCTTGATCTTGAGTTGCGCGCCGCGGTAAACCTCGAGCAGCGAGCGCACGCCGACTCTCCGGAACAGGTAATTGGATACCTTGGCTGGATCCCAATACTCCCCCCACTCGTTGATCGTGAGGGCCTGACCGCGATAAACGTCCCGAGCTCGGCTGGGCAGGTTCTCCTGGCACCAGGCCACGGCATCCTTCGGAATGCGGCGGCCGGGATCCTCTGTGTAGCGGTCGAGGGCATCTCGCACGAACCCAGGCAAGACCAGCTCCCCTGCCACGGGGTCGGCCGCATTCCGATGAGCGTTGCCATCGACAAGTTCCAGGCCCCCGCGCTTGGCGAAAGCAAGGCTCACCATGTAGCTCGGGTGGCCCGAGTGAGGGTTCTTCGCCCGCAGGACCGGGAACGCCTTGAGGAAGGCTGCGGGGCCCTTGGGGAAGGCTGTGTGAGGGTCGCCATCCAGCCTGAGTTGGGACATCATGTCCCCGCCCGACCTGAAGTAGACCTCCCAATCACGAACCAACAGCCCCACCTTGATTGCCTTCTGCCGCCAGTAGGGGTCATCGAGATCAACGAGGTGCTGCGGGCTAGTGAGTTGATAGATGTAGTTCCAGCGCGGGTCATGGGCCGATGACCTGCCCAGGCCCCGGCGGTACATCTTCAAGTAGTCCGGGGAGGCCCCGACCATCTTAGACTGGCGAAACTCCGCCCGCTCGAGGGGGACATCGAGGGTCACGTAGAGTTTGCGGACCTGGCCTTCCTCGAGCCACTTGCCTTCTGTGACCGTGATAGGGGCCCCGGGCTGGAAGGGAATGAACGTCCTGCCCAGATGGCCCTTGCCGCCAAACAGGGCCGCCCCCCAGACCTCGAGCCCACCGCACCGCCAGGTGCCCTTGGGCCGGGGGCCCTTGTAGCCCGGCCCGTCGCGATACTCCAAGGTGATGTGCGGCTTGAACGCACCATCCCGGTGGTGCTCGCAGTTGATCCCCGCCGCCGTCACGTAGCGGTAGAGGAGCTCGTGAATCCTTGCCAGGTCCAGCCCATGGCTCCTCGGGATCATGTGCGCGATGGTCTTGCCGTCGGGGGTCTCGAACTCGCCGTAGTCTGAGACCTCAAGGGTCGTCAGCCAGAGACTCTGCTCGGCCACCATCCGCCGGCACGCCTCGACCACGGTGGCGTATTCGTCCGGATTGCACTCTCCTACGAACAGCATGGTGATGTGCGGGTCGCTCGAGTCCTCCCCCTTCTGGGGGAACTCCTGCGCGATTCGCTTGGGCAAGGGGATGAAGATGCCGACCGTCTCGCGGGCATCCTCGTCGGGTGCATCGCCGACGCCCTCCCCCAGCGAAGCTCGCATCCGCTGGCGCAGGGTGCGCGGGGCCGGGACGCTCGGCAGGCGCTCGCCGCCGAACGGGTTGCCCGCTGAGCCCTTCACCCGCACTCCGATTCGTCGACCACCATGGGCCTCCTCCTTGATCTCGTTCAGCTTCTCGACCATGCGAGCTCGGGGCTGGCTCGACTTCGCGCGGCGCTTGGTCTGGACGCGCAACTTGTCGAGCTGGCCGTTGCGCCGGATGACCTCGTTGAACGTGCTGGCGACCCGCACGACCACGCGGTGCCGGCAGTTGGACAGGCAGGGGGTCGACCCGTCCCGCGGTGTAGCCGGGAGGGTCATCTTGGTGAAGGGCGACCACTCCATCATCTGAGCGCAGCCCTCGCAGATGGTCGGGTCGTCGCGCTTGGGGCCCATCCAGTAGAGCAGCACCGAGTCGGGGAGGGCCTGCGTCCTGGCCGCGTCGTACATGAAGCGCGTGGCCTTGACGTAGCTCTCCAGGCGCTGGGCGACCCGCCCCTGTGAGACCCGACCGCCCGCGATCTCATCGAGGAAGAGGTTCCAGTAGCCGAGCTCCTCGCGGACGGCGTCCCGAAACCAGGACTCCTCCTCCTTGACGATGCCCTCGGGAGACCCGAGGTTCTCGAGGCCGGCGGCACCCCGGCCGGCAGCCCGCATGCCCTCGTAGGCTCGGCGAAGCTCGGCCGCCGACTGCTTCCGCATCTCGGGGAGCGAGATGCGCTCCTGCTGCCACTTGCCCATGAGGTCGGTGAGCTCGCGCCGAATGCGCTCCTGCACGGGGCCGACCATGCGGCCAGTGTTCTTGGCCGCCAGGCGAAGGGCGCTGCGCTGCATGGTCGCCGCCGACAGGCCCAGGCGGTTGTGGCGCATCCGCGTGTCGCTGTCGCGGGAGAGCACGTTCCCGCTGAGCTGCGCCGTCCCGATCTGCTTCCCGGCCTCGAGCAGCAGGGACTCGGTGAGCTCGGCTCCCTGGCCTAGCTGCCGCTCGATCTCGCGGAGCTGTGCAGACGTCTGCGGGTCCAGCCCGGCCGTCACGTCCCCGAACACGCCCGCCGGCACGCCGGGATCATTCTCGACGACGATCCATGATCCGTGGGGGGCGTGCATGAGGGCTCCTAGTCCAGCAAGACCTGGCGACCGCAATCGGGGCAGGGCTTCTTGCGGTCCTCCCAGACGAGGCAGGTCTGGCTATTCTCGCACGGCTTCACGGGCGGCTTGGGGTCGGGCTCAGTCATCTGCGAGGACGCGCTCCGCGATGCCGCCCATGACGCTGATGCGGTAGACAGCTCGACGACGCCCCGCCTCGTCCATCGGCTTGTTGGCGTTGGGGTCGGGCAGGATCCCCTTGAACTTCGTGCCGTCGGGCCCATCGAACTCGACCTTCCGCGACTCGTCGACCTCGACCAGCGGCTCCCCCTTGGGCGAGCCCTCCTTGGTGCTCTCCATGAGCGCGCTGGGCTTGCCGTCCTTCGCCAGATACGCCTCTGGCATCACGTGCATCGGGTCGAGCTCATCGGACCGGACGTGGTTCGATAGGTCCTCGCTCTGCGGATCGCCGAGGGCCTCGAGCAGCGCAGCCGTGATGTCTTCCTTCCCGGGGAGGCCGGCGGCCTCAAACTGGTCGCCACCACCATCGCCGCCCCCGGCCTGCCCTGGCTTGTAGAGGTCGCCGACAAGCTCGCGCGGAAGCCCGCCCCAGAACTCGAGCACGTAGGGGATCCAGACGTCGAGGTTGAGCTGCGACTCGATCCCGAAGCGAACGCCGCGCTCCATGCGGTCGAGGCGGAGCTGGAGCACCTCGTTGCGCTCCATCTCGATGATCGGGGCCACGTTAGCCATGTGGAGCGTGAAGGCGTTGGCGGGGTTGTAGGGGCTCAGGTTGTTCCAGGCCAGGTCGATCATGAGCACGCGGGTGAGCTCATGCAGGAACGCGCCCTGCAGCCGGGATGCCTTCTTGGCGAAGGGCTGGTACTGACGCGAAAGCGTCTGCCCCGGGTTGTAGCCGCCCTGCTCACCTCGGCCCACGAAGCCTAGCGGGAACCCGATCCCGGCCGCGAGCATCGACATCGCCATGTCCACGTCACGCATGATGTCGTTCTGGTTGGTCGCCGGGAGGTTGGTGAACTGCGTGTTGTTGTTCTTGCCGAGCGGGAGCACCACGTCCTTCGCGATGTCGATCGGGCTCCCCGCCGAGACGGACTCGCCCGTGCCCGGGTTGGTGTAGGTCTCGCGGTGCAGCCTCCGCTCAAAGTCCTTGCAAACCATGTAGGAGTCCTCCATAGACATTCCCGAGGTGTCCATGAGGATCAGGAGGCGGTCGGGCCGACGGAGGAGTCGCTGCAGGACGACCTGGTCAAACATGAGCTGGAGCTGCCGCCAGATAACGCGCGCGCCCCAGAGGAAGCTCGACTCAGCACCGTAGGGGTCGCCAAGCTCCTTGGGCGGGAGCCGGAAGTGCGCGCCCTGGTGCGCGAGAATGCTCCGCTGCTCCACCTGGGTCGGGTTGCCCTGCTCGTCGGCGGGAGAGAAGCCGATCAGCCGCCCGATGCGGTCCTCGATGCGCGCGACCTGGTAGGGCTTGTAGGGCTTGAGCGCCAGCACGCCCTGGCCTGGGGCCCCGTGGATGTGGGCCATCACGTCGCCGTCCTTGGCGAGCGCGCGGCAGTAGGGGAAAGCCTGCTGCTGGATCTTCAGGCGGTTCAGCGTGCGCGTGAGGATCTTCTGAACCTCCTTGTTCTCCGACTCGACCCAGACCACGGCTCGGCGCTCGTAGTCGGTCTGGGTCGCCTCCGTCGCGAAGGCATCCAACACCTGGGCGATGATCGCGTCGAAGTCCATCTCGTGGAACTGCGCGTAGAGCTCAAGGCGCGTGTCCTCGAAGGCGTAGACGCCCGTCGCCTTGAAGTACTGGCTGGCTCGGTCCGAGCTGCGGATGGGGTCAGTCGGGTCGACCTGGCCCCAGGGGTGCGGCCGGTTCCGCCTCGAGAGCGAGACGCGGCGGTCAGGCAGCGGATCGAGTCCCTGGATGGCCTTGAGCGCCGCCCAGGGGTGGGCGAGCATCTCTGCGAGGGACTTGGGTTGGTATTTACGCGCCACTGGAGATGGCCTCCATCCGCCGGACATATTCTAGGTAGCGGTCCAGACGCTTTCCTAGGAGTGAGCTCGGACGTTGATCCGCTGGCCTCTCCTGATCGACCGGCATCTTATCCGTCAAGCACTTCCAAACCGCACCCGTAACTGCATCCGCAAGGTCCTTCGACCCAATGCTGCCGTCGGGGTTTAGGTCGCGGTGGTCCACCTTGTCGCGCTCAACGTTGTGCTCGAGGCCGGTGAGCTCCTTGAACAAGAGCACCTTGCCGAGCCTCTGCTCCCGCTGCTGGTGCTTCCAGATCGTCATGGCCTGGGGGTCCTCGAGCAGCCGGCGGAGGTCTGCCGGCGGCAGCGCGGCTCGCTTCGGGTTGAGCGTGGCCGGGAACGGGATCGAGACCCGGTTCTCATTCGCGGCCTGGCGGAGCGTCTTGTAGCCCTCGCTCGTGCGGTCGAGGGATATGAAGTCGGTCTCGAACCCGGCATCGCGGAAGCGCTGCAGCATGTCGAACGACTGGTAGCGGTCAGCCGTGATGCACCGAATCCAGTAGCCAATGCGGCTCAGCCAGTCGATGAAGACCTGGATCTTCGCGAAGTGAATCGGCTCCTTGAACGGCCCCGACTGCAGGCCCACGTAGAAGTCGACCTCGACGCGCTTGAGGACTTCGCTCTCGCCCACCTCGGCAGGGTCGATCGCGTCGTAGACGGACAGCTCGCGGAGTGCGTGAACGCTCGGATGGACCATCGCCACGCCCGCGAGGTCTCCCGTCTCCGCGAGGTCCAGGTGAACGTAGCGGGGCGACTCGGGGTGCCTGATCGGCTCGCGGGATCCCATGTTGATGCGGGTGACCGCGGCGTAATCGTAGAGGTCCTGCAGGCGGAGGTTGCTCTTCTCGTGGCAGCGAAACGTCTGGGCCGGGAAGGGGAACTCCAGCTCCTCATCGAAGGCGAGGCTGACGATCTCCCGCCTGGGGAAGAACGGCGTGAAGGAGGCCGTGGGCACGTCGTCGATCGCGCGCAGGGCCCCGTGGAGGTCGTCGAAGTGGGCTTTGTAGTGTTGCGTGGGGACGGCCATGATCTGGCCGTCGCCCGGCTCATTCGACGGGTCGATCGGGCGGATGACCTGGGTCCCGTCGGGGCGCTTGTGCATGGTGTCGAGGATCTGTGCGTCCTGCACCTCGTCGCCGACGAACACGCGGAAACTCGGGTCGATGCCTTCGCGGAAGCCCTCCGTCTTGCTGCTCAGATCACCATAGGGGCGGGGGTCGAAGCTCCAGCGAGGGCCGCGAATCGTGATGACGCCCTCCTTGTGCTTGGAGTCGCGGATGCGCTGCTCGAGGAAGTCGCGCGAGGTCCGCGTCTGGGACAGGAACATCGCGACGCCCGGAATGTCACCGCCGAACGCGAGGAAGCGCGACTCGAGGCGGCGGCTGACTTCGCCGACCAGGGAGCGAGCTCGCTCCGCCGTCTTCTGCCCGCGGGCAAAGTAGTTGAGCTCGTCCGCGACCAGGGCGTAGAGGTTCTGGCCGATGGCGTGGATCTGACTGGAACCCGTGATGACGTGAATGTCCTTGGTGGGCCAGTGGATCGAGTCCGTGCCGTGCGGGCTGCGCGGGAACATCTCGGCGAAGTAGGGCGACTGGTCGATCATCTGCTCGCGCAGAATGTAGAAGCCAACGTCCTCGACTTGGTCCCGGGTCATGGCGTAGAGCCCGAACACGATCTTGGACTTGGCCTGCATGCCGTAGAAACTCGGCGGGTCCTTCAACAAGCTCACTCGGTAAATCTTGTAGGTCATGCAGAGCATGGCGAACATGGTGTTGTG